AAATCAGTTATAGCAGTTGTACCACTAATAGTTGGAGTTACATTAGTTAAAGTACCACCACCAGATGTGTAGTTAGTACCACTTGCTTGACCTGTTGTAGTAAAAGAGGTGGTAGTTGCCCCTAATGTAGCGGAACTTGTGTATAAAGCTAGTTTATAAGTATCTCCCGAACTATTGGTAAAATTGTGATTACCAAGCAGTAATTCTTTCTTAAAACTAGAGGTTAGTGTGGAAGTAATAGCCATGATTTACCTTTAATTTTATTTAATAATTTTTGCTAATTCGTTTTCTCCACTTTTAATTAAATCTTGTTTTAAAGTGGATTGATATGATTTTATAGCATTTTTTATGTAAATTAAACAAACTTTGTAAATAACATCTCTAAAAGCTTTAGCTTGTTCTTTTACATGAGGTTCATTATCTTCAGAATAGCCAACAATTTTTTCTGTTAGTCTTTCAGCCCAAAACTCAGGAGTATGTCCTCCGTAGTTTGTTGTTTTTGTTTCAACTATACCAAGCTCAAAAGAGACTCCAGGGGTTATTTCATCTACCATTTTTTTGGTTCTCCAAGAACATTAGGATCATTTCTATCTACCATAATAGGTGTTCTTTCTGGCCTAACTATGGAAGATTCATACTCACTTTTTTTCAAAACTTTTAATTTTTTTTCTTCGTCTAATACAACCACCATAGGATCTTTTAATCTATGGTAGCCATATAATTTATCTTGAGCATCTTCATTAGAATCTAGTAAAGCAGAACTATTAGCCACTTCTACTTGTATATTTTTGTGCATACATTTATCTAACCAAAATTCACAACACCCTCTACCAGCTTCTGCAAAATGTAAGTTTCCTTTGTAACTAAAATCAATACCAAACATTTTTAAATTACCTACCTCATTCCAATAAGCAAAAGCTATTGCGTAAGCAACAGTATTATTAAGATAGTAACAATGACAATCCCTTACAATTTGTTGTATTGGATATTCAACAACTGGCGGACACCTTTCATCAACTACACAAGAATATATTGGTTTATCATGTTCTTGTAATAGTTTTCGCATAGTTTCTGTTTGACCGCCAGCATCATCACTATCTAAAAATCTTGATGGCGGATCCATCATAAAAACTCTGTCATGAAAAATTACACTTGCAACTGAGTTTATAGCCCAAACTTCGTCAAAGTGTATTCCGTGTGATTTAGCTAAGTTGTAATCGTGCCAACTTCTCCCCATACCCACTATAGCTATGGTTTTCCCTTTAAGGGATTCTATCTTCTCCATTTTACCTCCTCTAGGTTGTTTGTGAACGTAGGGAATCGTAACGGTATTCGTCTCTTCTTCCTCTACCTTCTGCTCTATTTTTTAGTCTTGAAATTTCTTCTTGGAATCTTCTTTCATATTGTTCTTGTAATTGTGCATCGCCTTTCATAAATAAATACGCTTCAGACAAACAAGCAAAAAGTAAACCATTTCTGGCATTTTGAGATAACCAAGTGCCAGTTGTGCTAGAAACAAGTGATGTTGGTTTATAAATATATTGTAATTCAACGGTGTAATTACTATCAGGTACTGGCGCTAAAACTAACGTAGAACCATTACTAGATGCAGTAGATAACTCTTTGTCATAATCTGCATAATACAAAGGCTTACCTCTTAAAGAACTATCTGTTGGATCTACAGTATATTCTTGCATAAAAGAAGAATGTTTTTTTTCTAAATATGTGTAATCTCCATTACCATCAACAACTGCAAGATAAGTGCTCAAAATATAATCTGAGGGCGCAGTTAAAAATCTATTACCAAGAGTTACGTTACCTGAAACATTTTTCTTAAAAAAATCAAACTGAACTAATTCAAATATTCTTTCTTCTGCATTTTTGATAATGTCATCAAGAGAGCTGACAAAAGTAGTTTCATCATTTTCAACATAATTTTGTATCAAAGTTTTTAGTTCAGCTAAGGTCATAATTTATTATATCAAATTAAGGAGTATTTGCTTGTCCACCCATACCAGAGTGGTTTGTACAATAATAATAGAGTGTTGGCGCACCTACGGCTACAGTTATTTGAGTGTAAGCACCTGAACTACCTGGAGTACCATTGGTTGTTACGCCAGTTGTGTATTCTGTACCGCCCCCATGAGAACCATCTGAAGTAGTTGAAAATCTTAAAGGATGTCCGCTATTAGATCCATCTGATTGATCAAATCTATAAGTTTCTCCTTCAGATAAAGTTAAAGTTGGGTAAACAACACTATCGATGTAATATCTATTTCCACCAAAATAAGAAGCAACTGTTACTGTGTAAACAGTATCAGCACTAACAGTAGGACTTCCTACAGCAGATGTAACAGTTTGTCCTCCAACTGAAATACTTTCCGTTATGTTTCCAGATACGGTAATAGAACCTAAAGAAGATGTAACAGCTTGAGAATCTAATGTTTGAGTTACAGTATTATCGTTTTCTATAATACTGACAGAACCAACAGATGTATTAGTTATCAATCCAAGTATTGTCCTTCCGACCAAATCATTATTAGTTGTAACTCTACCATTACCAACCTCTAAATCTGTATCTGGTCTAGCTTCGTATAAAGCCTCTGGATCTATTATATTTCTTGTAGTTTCTAATTGTGGGTGTTTTTCTTCATAACAAGAAGGACAAGTCTTTGCGCCATTCCATTCTTTTTTTAAATCTTTATATTGGTATTTGAAACCACATCTATCACATAAAGCGTATGCAAATTTACCACTTGCATAAGCCATTAGACACTCCTTAAATGTGGCCTTATCCTAAAACTAGCTCTATCTTCATCTTGATCAGCAGCCCTTCTAAATTCTTCTTCATAGATAGCTTTTAATTCTGCTGTTCTTTGTGGAGCTCTTTTTATACTTATGTAGTAAGCAAGACCAGCTGCAAAACAAGGATAAAACCTAAAAGGTAAATCCATAGTATTAGTAGCAGTATCAGCGTCATCCATTCTAACTAATTTATTAAAAACCAATATATCTGTAGAATTTTCAGGAGTTGGATAAATTTTAATTGCAGGAGTTGTTTGTTTATCAAAAAAGAATTGATTAGGTCTAGCCTTTGTATCTTTGTTTGGGATATTTAAATACTCGCTTCTGCTAATTCTACTCATATTGGTATCTGTATTTACAGAGTTAGTTGTTCTTCTGACAACCATATCTAATATATCAATTACATTAGAATTTAAACTATAGCTATTTGTGCCTTCCGTTACTGTTTGAGTAGTTTGCTCAATAGTCCATTGATTTAGACCTCTGTTAGCCCATTCAGCTAACATGATGTTAATAGATCTCTTAGCTGTTTTTAAATCATAACCAGTCCTAAGTTCAATACCACATCTTTCAAAAGCTTCTTCTATAAACTCCGTAACATTTGGTTCAAAATTTGTACTGCCTGATAACGCCATTAATCTTCATATAAGTTATTAAAAGTTATTGCAGGATCTAAGTAACTTTCGTGTCCTTCAGCAGAATGTGTCCATTGTGAAGGTTTAAAGTCAGGAGCACCATCTCCTGTTACCCAAAGAGCTGGACTTGTAGCCCTTACTCTATTGTTTGGTAAGGCTACTAAGTTACCTTTCCATTTACAATCTTCTGTTATATATAATACATGAGATTGTTTATGTTGTGCACTATCGTCAGCAATATCGGAGTCAGTATAATCAACAGTAAACAAATATCTGCCTTTAAAAAATTCGCCATCTAATTTACAAAGCCAAGGTGATGAGCTTACTCTATCCATAACTATTACTGAGTGGTTTCTAGATTCACAATCCCAAGGTTGTGCAATATGATCTTCCATCGGTTCAGGAAAATCATCCATAGGAATATCAGCCACTAAAGCTTGGATAGGCATTCTAGCCCACATAGCTCCGCCATGGATATTTGGCTCGTTGTTATCTTCACAATCTGACTCACAACCCGTAAAGACTACTTGAAAACTCAAAGACCTATCTGGAATAGTATTAACTGCAATAACTAAAGCATGTAAATACTCATCATGGTATTTTTCGTGATTGTGAGTAAATTCCCTTCTTACCCAACATTTAAAATGTGGGACATTACTAAGTAAGTATGACATAAATGTAAGTTGTTTTTTAAACTAAAAAGTTATTTCTTTTTACTGTTTAGATTTAAAGCTCCGCCCTTAGATTTTTTCATCATAGAACCCCCTTTTGATTTCTTCATTAAAGAACCACCTTTTGATTTCTTTAATATAGAACCACCTTTAGATCTCTTCATCATAGATCCGCCTTTTGATTTTTTCATCATGGCTCCGCCCTTAGACTTCTTCATTAAAGCTCCGCCTTTGGACATCTTTCTTACGCTATAGCCTTTAGTTTTTTTATAAGTCATTTTTACCTCAAGATATACTGGTTACTTTTTTACGGTCTTTCATGATGGCACCGCATCCATTGGCAACAAATCCGCCATTACTCATTTTAACTCTATTTTGTTTAGACATAGCACTTTTAATTGCTTTATCTCTTGAGCCAAAATATTCATCTTTAGATGATTCTATTTTGCCATCGCCATCATAATCTCTTTTTGCTTTTTTCATTGTAACCTCGCCTCCAGCGTTTAGTTTGTTAGAAACATTTATTGGTTTGCCTTTTCTTCTTGGGTTGGGATCTTTTTTTCTTTTTCTAGCTACTAGCTTTGCTCTTTCTTCTTTACTAAGGCTGTTTGCTCTATTCCTTGGTAAACACTTAGGTTTTCCTTCTGATTTTTTTCTATCTCCACACTTGCCTTTTATAGAACCATCAGCCCCAATTCTTACCCAATCTTCGTCTAGCCAACTTTGTAATTGTCCTTTACTCATCTTGTTTTCTCTTTTAATACTGCTCCTTGTCCAGGAATAGAAACAAAACCACCATTTCTTTTTTTTGATTTACTAGCATAATTTGGATCCTTACAATATCTAGAAGCTGCTAAATTAGCATAAGCACTTGGATAGACATCAAATGTTCTTTTAGCCCAAGCTTTACCTTCTGGACATATTTTTCCTTTACTTTTTGGTTTTTTATTATCACTCATATTAACAATCCCAATCTTTTCTAGCCCAATAGTTAGCACTACATCTATCTGTCGTACCTTTCATTCCACCGCTTCTAGAACAATAAGATTTTTTTCTTGATTTTGTATTTTTGTGCATACCTAATTTGGCATCACCAAAGGTAATTCTTTTTACCCTTTTGCTTTCACTACTACATCCCATAACGAAAACAACTTTTCTTTTTTTTCCATAGCCAGGCTCTCCTTTACGGAGAGCTCTTGGACTATTTAAAGTTACTTTTTTGCCTTGATATTCAGCCATTATTCGTAGTCTTTTACTAATTCTAAAATAATAGAATAAGTATCGCCTGAACTATGTCCTACTGTAGTGAAATCAATATCGCCAGTTTTGCCAGATCCCGCATTGTTTGGAATACCAGTAAAAACGTCAGAGTAATATTCATCACCAGTAGAGTCAGAAGGTAAGCCTGTAATTAAAACATTAGTAGAAGCATCAAATTCAATATTGACACCCATACCTCTACAAGCCCACCATATTTTAGCTACTTTAACTGAAGTACATGCCTTGCCTTGACTACTACTAGCCAAAGCAGAGACATCTACTTTTTTTACAGCAGATTCACCTGTTCCATCAGAAACATTAGTGAATTTCATAATAGCAACTCTTTCACCATCTTGGATGGTTTGTGATGTTACTGTATCAGCCATAATTTACTCCTTATGCGTCAGCAAATGGTGTTACTATAGTGCCTGAACCTAAGATAATACCTTCTACGGCATATTTAGCTGAGGCTATAGCAGTTACTTTTACAATACTGCCAGCTAGTCCACCTTTTGTCGATCCATTCATAGTAATCACATCATTTGAAGCGCCAGATATAAATGTTTTACCTGTATTATCGTCTTTACCTGTATAAAGACCACCAACAAATTTATCAGTACCATCTGTTTTAATGTCTAAATCAGTAGCAGCAGTTTCTATAACAAAAAAGAAAGAAGCTCCTAAATTATTAGCTTGGTTCGGATCTGTTGGATCTGAAGGACTTGTAGTAACAATACTTGGCAAAGTGAATTTACCGTCTGCATCATTACAAGTTAAAATTTTTCCTGCGTGAGCATCAACTGTTAAAGATGTGTCAGCAGTTAAGCTTACTACTGATGTACTACCAGCAGTTATAAAACCAGAGATAGATTTAACTGGCCCTGAGAATGTTGATTTTGCCATAATTTCCTCCTTCGGAAATAAGTCTTATAGTCTTGGCTTGTCTGCTAGGTCAGTCTATAAAACAATTAATTAATCCTAGATAAATTAATTTTATTATACGGCTTGGTCATGTTCAATAGGTAATTTTTCTGTAGCTTCTAAAACTGACTTATGTGCCTCATATAATTTTTCGTAAGCTTCTTTTGTTAAATTATTTTTACCATAAGTTTTTATCAGATCTTCGCCAATCATTTCTATCAAACATCTTGTTGTAACTAATCTGCCTCTTATATCTTCGCTTTTTTCTTTGTCGGTCATAATTTTAAATTGTTTCACTTGTCTAATTTCGTACTCTCTTGAGTTTCTAATATTAATTAATTTTTTTTCTAATTCAGTATAACTGCCCCAATCTCTTATTTCTGCGACAGTTCTCCCACAACCTTTGCATACATCATCAAATGGTATTACAGAGGTGGTACATCTACCCACACATGGGGTTTCAGATAAATTATTTGGTTCGTGTAACCACATTTTTAAAAAAAGGGAGAGCCGAAGCCCTCCCCTCTTTATGATTATTAAGCTCCTTGAGAACCGTCAACACATCTCCAGTTAGAGAATCCAAATGAATATCTCTCTCTGGCTTTATATCTCATGTTTCCAGTATCAAAATCACCTTCTAATGCAGTTTGTAGAGGACTTCTAACAAACATTTTGAACCCATCAGGAACATCTGTTTTCAAGAAGAACGCATCTGGATCTACAAGATAGTGGTTTACCACATAACCTTGTGGAAGCATTCCTTGGTTTCTGATTGAGTTAATGTCGTTGTCTGAAGTAGCAACTCTACCAGGAGTATTTAAAAGACGATCCGCCACGAATTGTAATTGTGGTGGAATAATCAATTTAGTTCCTTGTAAAGCTATGTTCAAACCACGATCATCAGTTTGAGTTGAAATCCTTATCAAAGCATCTTCTAAAGATGTTTCGTTAAGGTCAGCAAAAGTTGTTGCTCTGTTAGCAGCAGTACCAGTGCTTAACGGGTGGTCAGTAGCGATTAACGGCTTACCGTCTCCACCAGGAAAGTCAGTGCTGAATGCGTTGTTCAGAATATTTGCAGCTTTAATTTGTTTAGTATGAGCCATACTTCTAGCCAATGCTTTGGTATATCTCGAACCTAAACGGTCATACAAATTATCTTCAACAGCTTCTTCAGTTAATGCGAAAGCAAGAGCTACAGTTTCGTGTTCATAACGAGCTGTAAATCCTTCAGTTGCATTATCAAAAGCTACGCCAGCACCTTCTGCTTTAGTTGGAGCATTACCAAAACCAACAATCATGACTTCTTCTTCGAAAGCTCTATCAGAAGTGTTTTCTTCAAAGATTTCAGCATGTTCGTTGTCGTAACGGTTGTACTCCATACCAAAAAGTGCATTTAGACCTGGCTCTAACTCTTTAGCTAATTGTGCTCTATTAATTGCCATGGTTACACCCCTGTAGTAGTTGAGTAAAAGTGCTCGTTAATTTTAACGATCACATTCACGTTAGCAGAACCTCTTTCATCATTGTCTGGGTCTTTTGAAAACCCAACAATTCTAAAGTTTTCAGCAGCAGAAGTTGCTCCTGAATCTACTTCAGCTTTTGATTGGCCAGTAACAGTAGAACCAGCTGTGTAAGCTAGATCCACGTTAGCACCAACAGCAGCTAACGAAAGAGAACCAGTACATTGTACTTCGTAAAGATTATTTGGATCATCTTCAACTAAAGCAGTAATTGTACTTGTAGATGTTTGTCCTGATGGATAGTGTGCTTTAAACACAACTTGTCCGTCAGTATCAACAAATTTACAACCCCTAAAAATTCCCAATATTGGTTGCTCACCCGCTGCATCGCAAACGAGTATAGTACCAGCAGCAGTCATTCTTACAGGGTCGCCTGAGAATATACTTCCAGTTGCACCAGAGGCTATTTCGTATTCTGTAGTTCCATTGTTTTGGACACTTGAACCTAATCTGCCTACTAGCTTAAAACCGAAAGGTGCATCTTTATTTGCCATAATAAATACCTTTTAATTATGAAAGTTTAGTAAACAGCGATACTCCCATTTATCTTTTACCGCCACCAAAAGTAACGCTAGATGATCTTCTTGGCCTCTCTATTGGAGAACGATCATCAGATTCCTTCATTAAATCATTATCTATTGCTTGTTGCATAGTTTGCGACCTATCTGTGAAATAATTATTTCTTTCTTGTCGAGTTTCTAAAGGAATCTTAGCTAATAAAAGTCCACCCACACTAATTACTCCAGCATGTTTTCCATCCTGAATCGTTGGTAGTTCAAAGTTTTGAATTTCCTCAGCCCTTACAAGTTCAAAGCCTTCTCTCAGTCGAGACATGACATTTTTCTTGTCGGGTTGGTTAGCGATTTCAGCACGAATCCATCTGTATTCATAACCTTCAGGAGGTTCTGGAGTTTCTAGAGTTGATGGGCGTTGCCAAGGTTTGCGAGATTCAAGGGACTCTCGTGTGTCCGCAGAACGTGGAGCTCTGTTAAATTCTTGTTCGTTATTTGTTGTTTTCTTTGTCATGTTTTTACCTTTTAACAAATTTTGCGTACTCTTTCAAAGGTACGTTTAATTTTTTAGCCATTTCTACCTCTGAAGGAGAAAGTCTAACCTGCTTTTTATTAGATCCTTGAGAATCAGCTCTTGCAGCAGAAGCAACTCTTTGAGTAGCTTGTGGTGCTGGAACAGCTTCAGTTTCTACGCCAAAGTCGTTTGGAAACTTAGACCTCAATCTATTATCTAATTCATTGTAATACTCATCAGTTTGACCGTCAAAGCCTTCTTTGACTAAATCGTCATGAATAGTAAAGGCAGCAAGAGTTCTAATTCTATCTTCACCAAACCATTCATTTTTATCAGCCCAAGCTTCTGCCTTTGCATCAGGCTGAGGCGTTTGCTGTTGCATGTTTTGTTGAGGTATTACAGTTTCATTTGCAGGGGCTTCTTTAGCCATTTTTATTCTATTTTCTTCAACTGCAATTGTAGATAAAAGGCTCGTTGCTTTTGCAGCCTTTTCGTAGTCTTGTGCTTCTTGTGCTTCAGCTAAAACTCTTGTGGCTTGTTGTTTTTGACTTTCAAGTCTAGTTTCTGCTTCTGCATAATAATCTTGATTAATTTTTTCACTCTTACCTTTTAAGGTTTCATATTCTGATTTTACGCTATTAGCATAATTAAGAGCAGAATCTCTACCTCTTTCAGCTTCTCTAAGCTTTCGTGTAAGATTGTTTATTCTTTTTTGAACATTATCAGAATAATTTTCTAACTCATCATCTGACTCTGCTTTAGCTTCTTCAGCTTGTTCAGTTTGATTAGCTTCTGAATCCGTATTTTCTACAGCTTCAGCTTCTTCTGTATTTTGTTCTTCCTCTATAACTTCAATTTCTTCTACAGAATCTGTAGATTCTTGCAAGTTTTCTTCTTGAATTAACTCAGACATAAAAACCTCCTATACAGCAACTATGTCGTCTGGATCTTTTATGGTAGCTAACACTTCATCATCGTTTATCAATCTACATTCAGCTTCATCGCCCAATTTAAAACGACAACCAGCATATCTACCTATCAATACCCATTGTTTTTCTTGGCACCAAGCGGTACCCCCAAATTTAGATTCATCCTTATAGCAAAGAGGCCCCATTTTAACTACATAAGCACATACAGAAGCCAATGACTCTCTTTCTACGTGTTGTTGAGTTAACAATATACCTCCTTCAGATACACCTTTACCTTTGTAAGGTAAGACTAGAATCCTATACCCCGAAGGTTGTGGCATTCTATCTAATAAAGATGATTCTAATAAAGTTGGATCTAAAACTCTTTTGCTTTCTTCAACATAAGCTTTATCAGCTTCTGTTTCTTCAGACTGTACTTCTTGTTGAGATTCCTCTATTTCTTTGGCTATGTGGTCAGGGACTACCACCTTGTTCTGGCTCTTCATACTCTTTTCCTAGCAGTTCTCTAAAAATACTTTCTGCGTCAACGAGAGAACTGTGTCGCCCACGCAAAAATTCATATTGAGACATATCTTTTACCCCATTCAACATTTGGGTTTTGACATCCTCTTGTCGTTCTCTAAGAGCTTTTAAATATTTCTCTCTTAAATCAAATATGGACATTAATAAACGCCATCGAACTTGGTACCAAATTCTGCGATACCACTTCCTTTAACTTTACCTTTACCCATTCCTGGCGTAGGAGTTGTACTTGCTGAAACGCTTTTTTGTTGTTTTAGCTTAACAGTTCCTTTGCCTTGATATTTAATTGAACTTTTCATTTTGCTATTCTATTGTATAAATTATAAAAAAGTAAATTATTTATTTTGTAAATCTATCGATTTAAAAAGTCTTTGTTGTTCTAATCTGTCTTGCGCAGTATCGTCTTTCATCCTAGCAATATCTTCAGAAGCATCAATTCTTTCTCTATCAACACTAATTCTTGCTTGGCTTTCTTGAATTTTTCTTTCTTGATCTGCAACAAATTGTCTTTGTTCTTGTGCTAATTCTTGACCTTTAAGAGCTAACTCTTGTTTTCTAATTGTTACTAAAGGATCTTCATCTGCTGGCGAAGATACAGTTTCAGTAAATTCAGAAACTAATTGAGCTAATATTGGAGCACTAAATTGACCTAATATTTGTGCAGCTTGTTGCACTAATTGTTGTTGTTCTTGTCCTGAAGTTTGTTGTGAGGCTTGTTGCAATTGTTGATATTGAGCCATAGCTTCTGGTGGCATTTGCGATTGCGCTATTGCATCTGCCTTCATTTGCAAGTGTTCCATAATATGTGAAAAGATATTTGCTTGTACTTGTAAATTAGATTGAACTGGTGATGTTTTCAAAAGAGATTTATGTATTTCTATATGAGCATCATGATTTTGTTCAGGAAAAGCTTTAGCTGTTCCGCCAAGCAACAAAGTATTATTTTCTACTCCAGCTTCAGTTGGTATTGGATCTGTAGGGGGAGGTGGTTGTAACAAAGAATCTATATTATCGACTCCTATTGCAGCATACATTCTTCGATAAGATTCATAAATACCATTAGGCCCATGAATCTGTGGATTGGATTGCACTAAATTCATCATTTCTTGAGCCATAGCTATTCTTTGCGCAGAACTAAATATGTCAGGATTGGATATAGGAATAATATCTACACGATCATCAAAGTCAGTAATTTTTAATTGACCACCGCCATTTGCAGTCATGTAAGGATATTCTGGCGGTAAGTATTCTTTAAATACTTTAGCCAATAATTTAAATTCTTTTCTTTGTGCTGAATGTAATCTTTTGTGTATTGCTGATAAAACTTTAGTGGATCTTTCTAGTAAAGCCATAGTTGTACCAACTGGCGCTTGTGGATTACCTTGTCCTGTATTTATTTCTGCAATAGAAGCAAATTGTTTACCAGAATTTACAAGAACAGATAACAAAGACAATAAAGTTTGACTTGGCTCTTTGAAAGGTAAAGGTTGTATTGCATCTGCAAGTGAACCTCCAGGTGCATCTACATCTCTAAATTCTCCAGGCTGAATAGGAGAATCTTCGTCTCTTATTCTAATCCCTCTTGTCTTGAATCCAGCAGGTAGATTCGCAAGAGTTCCTGCGTCTATAAGTTGCCTTAGTATAGATGTAGATGCTTTCGATAAGCCACCAATCATGTGTGTTAGACCAAATCCGTAAAACCCTAATCCAGGTAAGAATTTAAAATGAACAAAGTATTCTATTTTACTTTTGTACGGATCTTGTTCTAAATAGTTTCTTCTAATTGA